CGAGTTTAGGAATCGAACCCTTAAGTAAATCACCGACTTTCCAGCCTTTTGGACTTACTGTGAAATGTGGCATTTTTATATCAGGAAATTCCAATTTCATTCCACCGAATATACCTTTGATTTTTTCAATCACTTTGGATATACCCTCTTTAGCTGTGTTGAATGGCTTCAGCATAATGTCTTTAACTTTTGAGAATGTGTTTTTCAATTTGGTCACCAAACCACTGAAAAAAGATGTAAAATTATTCCAAATGCCTTTCACAGCTGACCAAGCAGATTGGAAAGTATTGCTGAACCAAGATTTTACAGAACTAAACACATTTTTAATTCCTGACCAAATATTTTTAAAATATGAAGTCCAACCTGATACGATACCTTTGATAGACTCCCATGCGCCCTTGAAATCGCCTGACAATACTGATTTCACAACGGAGAAAATACCCTTAATGGTATTCCAAATATTGCGAAAATACCCTGTCACAACCGACCACACAAGTTTGACACCTTCCCAAGCAGTTTTAAACGCACCTACGAAAAATGTCTTGACAACCGAAAAAATCTGTTTGATGTTGTTCCATACCATTTGAAAATATGAAACTGCAACTGACCATACAAGTTTAATACCTTCCCAGGCCACCAAGAATCCTGAAACTAAATTGTCTTTTAATACAAAGAAACTTTGTTTTATACCTTCCCACAAAATTTCAAAGTAAGGTTGTACCTCGTTCCACACACTTTTGATAGTTTCCCATGCATTTATGAAGAAATTACGGAATCCCTCGCACTCATTCCATAGGGTTGTAAATCCGGCTACCAATAAGGCTATTGCCGCCACAATTCCAACAATAATCCAAGTTGTAGGGTTGGCTAATATAGCCGAGTTCATTGCCCATTGAGCTATTGTATAACCTGTTACAACTGCCGTAAGTGTGGTTAAGGCAACTGCTAGAACCGCCACTGCCGAACCAATAGCTTTCATAGCAGTAGGATGTTCTCTCGCCCATTCAAGCGCACTTACCATAGCACCACTTACCTTTTCAATGGCTGGCGCAAAGTATGTTAATAACTCTGTTTTTAATGTGGTAAATGCAGTTGTTACAGGTTCAATGGCAGTTGCCAAATTAGCTTCTGCAAGAATGTTTTCAGCAGTTGCTTCTTTAGCTTCCATTTGCGCTCCGGCAGTTTCCCTGTAAGTTTCAGCCGCCCCACCATATAAGGTTGTTAAAGTGTCGGTGATTAAAGCCTGTCTTTCCTGTTCCGTTGTACATTCAGACAAAGCAACATTAAAGGCGTCTTCAGCAGTAGTAACATCTTCTGACATATACTTTGCAAACATTGTGGCAGCTTCACTAGACCAATTGAGCGCATCAGCAAGATTACCTGTGACTTTACCTGTTTTTGCAGTTTCATTTGAACTTTCTGCAAGTGCTTCAACAGGTAAACTGTCCTGATAAGTACCAAATACACCTGTAGTAATTGTTACCCATTTATTCAAGTCTTCTTGATTTTTTGCCATTTTAGAAATGTTATTAGCAGTTTCAACTGCCCTGTCATCCTCACCAAATACTGCATATAAATCTTTCCAAGTGTCTGTTGCAGTTTCGGTACTGAACCCCATTTCATCAAATGATGTAGTAAGGGTGGTCATATCCTGTCTTAATTCTCTTGTGGCTTCAGGTAAATCCCCAAGATAACCGATAAACTCGCCTACCTTACCAATAGCATTTTGAATGGCATTGGAAGCTAAGTCGGCAACTATACCTTTTAAAACTGTGAAACCATCCCCTGCGTCTTTCGCCGAATCTTCTACATCATCAAAACCTTTTTTCTGATCACGAAGTTCTTTTTCACAATTACTTATTGCCTGACGAAGATTTTCTTCGGCTGTTTGAGCATTAGAAAGTTGTGTCCTTAACTTGGATGCTTCTGTGGAATTTTCGCCATATATTTCAGCCGCCTTTTTCGCTTTTTGCGACAATGCTTCTGTTTTTCTTTGGGCTGCTTCTAACTGCGCTTCAAGGTTCTTATGTGACGCTTGCAAACCTTCTACTGTTTTTCCTGTTGCTTTCATTTGAGTTTCATTCAACTTTAATTCAGCACGAAGTTCTGTTAATTCCTCGCCTGACTTCTTTATGGCATCATTAAACTCGCCTGTTTCAGCAGTAAATTTAATTTTTGCTTCATCTTTGGCTTTAGCCATCTATCTCACCCCTTTCCTTTATTTTTTTTTCGTTCTTTCTCAATTGCATAATTCAGCCAAGAATCATAAGCAGTTTTATCTTCCACCACTCCAAATAAGAAACTAATATCTGAATACCAAAAGATGCTTTCAGGTATTTCTAAAATAAGGACATAGTAAGTGTAGTAATCTTCTACATCCTCTAATTCAAATTTAGGTGGTCTTATGCTATGCTCTCTTGCCTTTGTTTTACTTATGAAGGCTTCCCTGAAGCCTGCGCTTTTTTTGGTTGTGTCAATGCCTTTGCCGCCCTACCTACTGCACCTCTATCTGAACCACATTTGATAATAAATTCTTCTTCACTCATCAAATTCTGTTCATTCATATTTGCACATACATAAGCTGTGTAAAGAATTGTAATTGAAGATAATTCTTCAGCATTGTTTTTTGAAAGGTTATTCATAGCCAAATTGTATCTGTTGTAAAGAGAAATGTTTTTACTCTTCAACTGATATATTGCGTAAAATGCCAAAGTCATTTTTACTTTAGATCCGTCTTCAAATTCAAATTCATAAAATGTATTTAATTTGTTTTCCATAGTTTTTTTTCTCCTTATAAACAAATTAAGGTCATCACCTATAATGGCAATGACCTTGTTTTATTGTTCTATTTCTTTGTTGATTTCTTTGCTTTTGTACTTTTAACTTCAGGCTCTTCAACCTTTTCAGGTTCAACAGGCTCTCCGTCAGGTTCTTCATCAACCTTTTCTACTTCTTCAGGCTCTTCAACCTTTTCAACTAATGGTCCAACCTCCAAGATTTCTGCAAATCTTTCTTCTGTAACATCTAATATTTTGTCTTTTTTATGGATTATTTTTGTATACTTATCCTTAAATTTTACTAATACCTTTACTTTCATAAAATATTACCTCTTTTCTTTCTATACAGATTTAACCTGTACCATAGCAGGTGTGAAGTCTGTCATCCAAGTTGTTTTTGCAGTTTCATCAGTTAATTCAGAAGCAAGTGCTTCATACATACCATTGCCGAACTCGTCAGGCTGGATTGATACTTCAAGTTCAATCTCTGCAACTTCTTCAGCACCATTTTCAATTTTTCTTGAAACACCTGTTTCAATAACACAGTTAGGGTATGCTTTAAACTTTTCAACACCATCTTCATCAAACACATGTTGTGTAGTTGAAAAATTCTTATGTACAGAGTTCTGACCATAAGCCTTTACACCTTCAATTAAAGTGTCAAGTTCCATTCCATATGCCTGTATATAAATATCATAAGGCATATGCATTGAAATGTTTAATTTGCCTGTGCCTGTACCTTTAACTACCTTTTTTACAACAACACCTCTACAAGATTTTGTTGTTACCTTTGAATCAAGTTCCTCTTCACAAGAGCCAACACAATCAGCCTTTTCGTATTTTTCTGCGTCCTTAAACTTGATTCCCATTTCTCTTAATTCAAATTCTGAAAATACTGTACTCATTTCGGTACTCCTTTCTTTAATCTGTTATTTTTTCTACTAATCTACCGATACAACGCTCAATGATTTCATTTTGAACATTTTCAGCACCACGAAAGAAAAAGAACTGTGCGCCAATATGTCTGCGTGTATTTGTTCCGTCATCAGGAAAATATAAATATTGATAATTCTTTGTTGTAGTCACAGTTATAGATAAATTTCCTGTGATATTTCGCAATGAATTAGCGGTTTTAGCAGGTCTTTTTTTTCCTAACCAAGTCCTACCTGATGTAGGTATTAACCTTTTAATGGATTCTTGCATAATACTTCCGGCTTCGTTGTGAAGTACATCATTGATGACTTTTTCAACATCACCTTCATAGTCTTTCATTGCCTGTACTAAATTATCTGCTTCTGAAATGTCTATCTTAAATTTTGCTGGCATAACATCACACTTTCACCGCTTTTACAAACTCTAAAGTCAGTATTTCTACAACTTTGTTTGTGTTCGGCTTTAAATCATAGTTGTATTCTCCGTCATTACCTGAAAACCTTATTCCGGCTATCTCTTCCATTTTGTTAATGACTTCGATTTCCAACCCTTCAGGTATGAAGTTTTCACGAACTATATGAACATTATAGGTGTATGTGTACCCTGATTTATTGGAATTGGTGCTTAATCTCTTTCTATCAAACACAATGTAATCCCATTGCATATCTTTCATCTTGTTATCAACAATTCCATAGAATGTGTTGCTATCAATCTCTTCAAGTTTCTCTTTGATTTTTTCAAGAACCAATTGCACCAACTCCTTCCAAATACCAATACATTTCAGTTCGTGTCTTATCTATGTATGAAACATCATACAAATAGCCATCAATAACTGCCTTGCACATATTATCAACACCCTTGACATACCTTGTCTTTACTTTCAGGGTTAGCGAAAAGCCTGATTGTTCTGCAAAAGTTAAATCTCTTTCCCTTTTAGCAGCTTCTTCATAAGCAAGTTTTACAATGAAATCTAAATCATCCATTACAGATACATTCAGTTTCGCTGAAAAGTCTGATTGCCTTGGTTTTTCACGATATATGGAAATTACTCCGTCATTGTATTTACTAAACTCACTATTCTTCATCTTCGCTTACCTCGTTGTTTTGATAATTCAAAACTTCATGTTTTCTTTGTATCTGCGCAATTTCATTTGAATAATTATCATCAAACTCATTTGTTGCGTGATTCCATTCATAAAGACAATATGACTTGAACAAATTGTTTTCCTGTCCGGCTATATTGAAATCAAAATTAGGGTCGGAAATCCCCAACTTATGAATTAAGGTAGGGATTGCCGACTCAATAATTTCTTTCAATCGTGCGTTTGTATCATCATCTTCCCAAGTAATATTAAGTTTTCGTTTTACCTGTTCAAATAATTTTTCATTCACGATTTACAACCTCACAATCTACTATGCGTTAAGAACCTCTTCAAGATTCTTAACAGTAATGTAAGCAGGTTCAAGACCTGAAATATCAAGGTACAATGCAGATGTGTTGTCGAATGCTCTACCCGCTCCATACTGCTTAACCTTGAAATATCTCATATCTTCAAGGAACTTGTATTCATCTGAATACTCGATAACACTATTCTTTTCGCCACCCATTCCCATGAAGTATTCATTCTTAAGGAAGAGAACTGCATCACCATCTTCAAGCACATTTGAAATGTAAACCTTTGTTGGAATTGGGAATAAATCATTTACATATACACCATTTGCATTTAATACAGTTGTGGCTGGCATTACCTTTGTTAAGTAATCGTTCTGATTACAGATAAGACCAAGTTCTGTAAACTTTCTCTTCTTGCCTGCTTCTGTCTTTGCCATTTTTGAAGCCAAAGCACCATATGATACAGGGTCAAAAGAAACAACTGGTTCCTTTGCTTTAGCCGGATAACCTGTTTCTTCAGAGAATGCTACACCCTTATGGATATCTCTGATAAGACCGATTGGCTGCTTAACACCTGTACCTAATACAATGCCTTCTTCAAGTCCTTCAAGGATTGCTTCAGCAAGTACTGTTCTGATGTAGTTGTCAAGGAATGTAGGGCCTAAATCAAGCATACCTTTTTCAATACAAGCGAATGCTGAAAGTTTGCTCTGATTAAGATCAATAATTTTGAATGAAGATGTAATCTCTTTTACGATTTCATCTGTGATAGTACCCCATACAGCTTTCTGTGTTGCGTGGTCATTTAATAACCATTTTGTAATGTAACCAACATACTGAAAGTTGATTGCCTGAAGAAGTGGGTGTTCTTCTCTTAAATCCTTGTAAACATCCTCGATAATTGTTGTTGGCATAAAGTCTTCTTCATTCTCTGTGCCAAGTAAATCAATGAATGCCTGTTTTGGATTTGCAGACTTCATAGCATCAATTAACTTCTGATACCACTTTGTTTCCTTGCTTGTAAGCTGTCTGTAACCTCTCTGCGCTAAAATAGCTGCGTCATGTGACTCCTGAAGTTCTGAAAAATCAGCCTTAACCTGTTCTGCTACTGAATTATGGAACTCTGCCCATGCTTCCTGAATCTTAACTTCATCACCACTCTTCATTGCTTCCATTAATGCTTTTGTACATTCTTTTTCGTTAGCGAATTTAATCATTTCTTATTACCTCTTTTCTTTAAATTTTTAAAATTGCATTAAAAAAACCACTCCATTTTTGGGTGGTATTTTCCGTTTCATCATCAGGTTTAGGCTCTTCTTCGCCCTCGTCTGAATCATCTTTGTCTTCAGGGTCTTCTCCTGAATCATCTTCGCCTGTTCCGTTATCATCCGGCTCATCCTTTTTAGGTTCTTCGCCTTCATCATCAGGGTTTTTGTCAGGCTCTTTTTCGTCATCTTCCTTTTCTTCCTGATATTTTTTAACGATATCAAAAAGTTGGAACATTGCGCTTTGGTTGGCTGCCTTTGTTTCTGTCTTATCAACAGTTGTTGCAAATCCATACTCCAATGCTTCTTCAGGAAGAATCCAAGTTTCATTATCCATCAAGGCTTTTATTTCCTCTTCGGATATTACTGAATGTGCCTTGTAAGCTTCAACACTTGCCTGTGTGATTTTCTCTAAATCATCAGCCTGTTTTCTTAATTCGTCTGCATTTCCAATAGCGTATGTCCAAGCATTGTGAATCATCAATAATGATGCTTCATTCATAATTCTTTCATCACCCGCCATAAAAATGACAGATGCGATAGAACACGCAAATCCGTCACAGTATGTAGTAACCTTTGCCTTGTGTCTTCTCAATGCGTTATAGATTGCCAAGCCTTCTGCGACTTCGCCACCATATGAATTGATGAACACCTTAATGTGTTCTACATCTCCAAGTGTTTCAAGTTGCTTTGAAAGATTAACTGCGCTTACCTCACCTAATTCTTCCCAAGCCCAACTTGTAATATCTCCATAGATATTGATTGTTGCTTCGTTTTCTGCTTTTTCCATAGAAAAATACTTATGCTTCATTTGTCATTTCACCCCCTTTCTGATTTTCGCTACCATTCAGCATATCTTCAATCTTGAAGAAGTTCTTTGTAGTAAAGAACTGTTTGCTGAAGTCTGTATTAAGTGGATTCCAACCAAGACGCTTTCTAATATCGTCAATGGTTGCCACACCTGAACCAATCGCATTATAAATTTCATTGGCAACTTCAAGTATGTCAATATGATTGATACAGGATGTATCTACTTTGATGTAGAATCCTTTCTTCCATTCTGCAAATGAATAATATTTTCTTGTCAATTCCTCGCCGATCATATCAGCAAGTGGGTCAATACAAAATGACAGATAAACCTTAACTATCTCATCCATATTCGTAATGTTTCCATACATCATTGGCAATGGAATCTTTAAAGCCTGTGCTACAACCTCAAATACTTCTTTTCTCATTGATATAATGTCTGAAGTATCTAATGGATTCCTACTTGAAAACTCTTCAAGACTCATACCTTTATACTGTGGATATACTGCATTGTCATTTTCAACAAATGTTTTCAACTGTTCTTTCAAAACTGTATTGAAAATCTGATTGAACTGTTGGTCACCTGCTTTATAGTTTTCAATATTAAGTTTGTACTTTGTACCATTTGTGCGCTTATATGCTTTCAGCGCCTGTGCAATTACCTCACTATATTGGTTGTATAATGAGTCAATCAATGTTGCTACTTCCTTGTTATCAAGTTTGAAATAAAATACTTCACTTGCTCGATATTTTCTCTTCAACTGTTGCATGCCGAATGTTATTGAATTGAATGAGTATTCCTTTAATGGGTTTGCTTCATCAATTCCAAAACTATCAGCGCAATAGATGTTATCATTAACAGGAACAATTAAAGAATGTCCTTTGTAGTAGTAATTCTCAACAAACTTATTGATGAACTGACTTGAATTTTCATTAGGGTTCGGTGATACATTCAGCATATAGTACAACTTATTCTGAACCTCTTTATTATCTTCATAGGTCTTAAATTCGCACTTGCTTAAGGTATTTGCTATGTATGAAACACCAATATAAAGTGCAAGTTCCTTGAATGCCAACTGGTCTAATAACTGTTGCGTAACTGCCTGTATTTCAGCACTACTCATTTTCTTATCAAGGAAATTAAATAAATTAAATATTCTCGCCACAATCTCACCCCTTTCTTTACAAAATTATAGGATCTAAAAATTCAAAATCCATTGTGTCCGGCAATTCTTCTTCAAGAGTTACCGAAGCGACAAAAGCCATAAAGCCATCTGTCTTTCGGCTCTTTGGTTCTATCTTGTCATATTTGAAATTGTTATTAGCTGCAGGTACACTTTTTGTATTGTTGGTGTACCACCTCATCAAAGGGTCATCACCCCAAATGATTTTGTTTGATACAAACCAAGAATTAATTTTTGGATGTACTAGCATAACATCTGAAGGTCTTACAAGTTTTACATTTTTATCCTTTGCTTCATACCCTATGCTGCTTAACTCTCTTGAAAGTAATGAATACCTGTAACTATCAATGGCTATCTTGTCAATGTCATATATCATACGCATTTCAGATATCCATTGAGCAATTAAGGAAGGACTTATTTCTACATCATCAACAATGGTTAGTAGTCCTCTTTCAGCCATTTCATTTAATGGCAGCTTAATCCTGTGCTTATCATTACAAGCAGTACAGTACCAACTATGATGTATGCCATAATACAAATCTTTGTGTTTGAACAATAAAAAAGCCGACATAAAGTCGGTTGTTTTTGTAAAGTCTATTCCACAAATACAGGTTTTTCCTGTAAGGTCAGGCACTTCCTTATTGGTCTTCAGGATGTTCTCCCAACTTGCAACTTCAGTATCCTTGCGCCCCTGTGGTCTATTCATTCTTTTTGTCATAAATGCGCTATGAATAATTGGGTCTTCAACAAAATCCGAAAATTCCTTTTCTATTTCCTTTTGTAAGTTAGGAAGATATGGAAGAGAAGGATTGGCTTTTGTCCAATTCTCTTTATCATAAACTTCATTATCTTCGTCCAACTGACAAAGGAAAGGTAAAAATTCATTATCAGGAATTTCTTTATTCAGGATTCGTCTTCCTTTTTTCAATAATTCATCAAGTGGCCCTTCCCTTACATCACCATTTGTTGTTATGTAAATGCGCCTTGGATGCGGCTTCTTTCCTAAACCTGTGGTAAATACATTGATGTTTTCCCAATTCTCGTATGCATGAACTTCATCAAATACAACTATGCCACTTCGTAAACCATCTTTTCCTTTTGCGTTATTGGTTCTGAATTTAATCTTTGAACGAGTTTTTATATTTTGAATTTCTGTTTTATTCCATTGGAAATTCTTTTTAAATAATTTATTATATTTTGGTGTTTCCAAAATATTATATATCTCTTCAAAAGATGTCTTCGCCTGATCTTCACTTGTTGCACATATATCAACATCATAATATGCGATATCATTTGTATTAGTTATCAAACAAAAACAAGTGAAAGAAAGAAAACCATTTTTTCCAGCGCCTCTTCCCATATAAGCGAACAAATCACTCCAACGTGGTGTTCCATCTGACCTAAAAATACAAGTGAATAAAACAAAGCAAAATATCTCCCAATCGAAAAGCTGAAAAGGAAAATACTTTTGATATGACAAGTATTTTTCAATTTGGTTCATATCGTATTTTAATTTTTCAGTTTTAAAAATGTGCTTAACATACTTAACAAGTTGTTTTTGCTCTTTGCAAACCTTAATCTTTCCACCCTCAACAATATCAATATAGTCTTGTATTTGTTTTGGAATTGTTGTCATTCAACCACCTACAATTCATCTTCATCATCCGGCTGTATTGGTATTACCAACTTTGCCCTTGAAGATATGTTCAGGCATAATTCATTGGCGCTTGATGTACATTGCCGAAAAACTTTATCCTGAAGTTGTTGCAAGGTGTTTATATCCTTAAGGTCTGCGTTGCTATTATTCAGCAATGCTTTCAGTTTCTTGGTGTATGTAAGATACAGTTCCCTTGATATGATATACCTTGCCAATGCATCAACATCAAGTTCGGTGAAAATGTCAAGTTCAAGCAGCTTATCAGCAATTTCTTTAAACTCTGCTTTTTGCTTTTTGGTTGTCAAGCACTTCGGTGGCTCAACATCCTTGAATGGTACTTTCAATTCTTGCGCTCTCCTTTCATCAATCTCTTTTTCTGTAAGGTGCTTCTTCCCTTTGGCAATGATTAAATCAATAGGCTCTCGTCTTTTGCCACCAGCCATGCTCTCACCTTCTTTCAAACTCATTTTTAAAATAGCCTTTTTTAGGCTCTTTTTTTGTCCACCCTTAACAAGTCCTTAACCCTTTTAATTTCAAGGCTAATTTCTATGAAATCGGCTCGAATTTTAATATTTTGATTGGGGAAAAATTTTTAACTTGTCTTGGCCTTTCCCCGTTGTTCGGTTTTCCAAAAAAAACCCCCTTATGGGGAGTGGGGGGTGTCACCATTGCTCTTTATTTGTAAATTTATCCTTTCTTTGCCACACATACAACTTATCGTGTATTGCATTGTGACATTGATTGCATAAAGGCATTAGATTATCTTGTTCATTTCCATCCTTGTCTATATAATACCTAGACAATGCAAGGTCAGGTCTGTCATTAACCTCGTTGATATGATGAACACAATCGGCTCTCTTGTATCTGCCTTTGCTTAAGCATACTTGACATTCATAATGATAATCGTTAAGCACTTCCTGTCTTAACTCCATCCATTCCTTTGACTTATAGAATAGTATTATCTTATTCTCTTTATACAGTTGTCTTATCCATACTGCTAATGGAATATCCTTTGGAACATTCATTGTGTAACCTCTTCAGGATAAGGTGGAATATCTTTCTCCAACTCTGCATATAGAACATTCAATACAGTTGTATTAAATGCTTCTGTTGGTAGTTCAGGAATAGTTGCTGGCTCTCTCTTAACCAATCGCCACCCTGTAGCAATTAGATTGTTTACTTCATCATCAAATTGTTTAGTACAATAGATTGCTCTGATTACTGTTTTAATCTGTTTCATATTGCACCCCCTGTGTATTTGAATCCTTGGATTGCTCTGAAGTGTCCACCATAACCTGTGCCTTTAATAAAGCCTTTTTCCTCTGCTGACTTTGTTAATGACTTATAATTTCTTGTCTTATTATCGCCATATAATCTTGCTGATACCTGAACCCATTTATCAGACCTTCTCAAAGTTGCACAAAGTTGTGGATGAGAAGTATGAAAGTATGTAGGCAACTGCTTATTCTTTCTTCCGTTTCCGTCTAAATGGTATTGTGCTATGGCATTTAAGAACCGAGTTCCAACACCTGCGCCTTGCCATTCAGGCATTGTAACAAGCCTTGTGGCTCGATATCCTTTAAGATGAAACCAAGGATGTACAAGAAGATGACAAGCAAGTTCGCCATCAACTGTGCCAATAAAATATTCAGCTGCAATCGGCATAGGTAAATCTAAATAATAATGTGGCTTAAAATATCGCCAATAACTTCCGTTGACCTTCCTAATTTCCAAGTTGATTTTCGGTCTTTGCCGAAGATACCCCCTTGTAAAGGCTTTGTCTTTTGTATCAAGAACCCAATCAGGTTGCAACCAATCAAGCACATCATAATGTGGTGTTAAAAGGACTACTTTTCCTTTTGGGTTTTCTCTTCGCCAGGCCTTTTGAAATGCTTGCGCTCCTATCTTTGCAATCTGCCTGTCAATAACTGATGTAAATTCATCAACAACAACTTCATCAGGCTTTTCACAAATGAGCCTTGCTAAACCCGCCCTGAACTGTTCGCCATTTGACAACACATGAAAAGGACGAAGCCAAGAAGGAACATCACCCAAACCGACAGAAGCAAGCATACCTGTAACAAGGTTAAAATCTGCTTCAGGTGTAATATCTTCAACAATCGGCTTGTCATAACTCCACCTATCAGTTAGATCAATGATTTTGTTTTCTCCAAAAATCAACTTGCCAATGGATGTTTTGCCTGAACCTGAAGGCCCAACAACAACACCAATGTTCCAATCACCGGAGAAATCAACATTGTCAATTTCCAAATCGAAGTTACAACCATTTTCTGCATTGAATAGACTTTTTACCCTTGCCGCCCTGTATGTGTCAAAATCGCTTACCCTGTTATGGACTTCAATTTTCATTACACTGCAACCACCTTTAATTTATAACCCTCTTCTTTCAGACGATTATATATAGATTCCTGTTCCTTTTCGTCATTACAGATAACTACAACTGCATATTGTTCCTTGTATTTAAAACTGCTCACAATATCACCTATCCTTTATTCAATTTTCAAGTTTCATAACAAAAATGCCTAACAGAAGTCGGAGTAAACCCTGTTAGGCAAAGAAAAAGGAAATGGGAAGACTACAGCAAACAAAAACCCATTTCCTTTATGACTCTATTAATTTTCTTGTGATACTTTTCACATTATACACTATACCACAGGTTCAATATCAACTTCTATCAACTCTTTCATTTTTTTCTAAATTTTTTTGAAGTTGATTTAATGCCCTTTTATGTAACTTATCCGATACATACTGATATGTAAAACCCATTTCAATCGCAATGGTTTCCCAATTTTTAAATTCAAAGTATCTCTTGAATAAAAGCTGCATACATTTTGGACTACAACTCTTTATTATCAAATTATGCGCTTCTTTCTTTAAATCCAACATCCTGTTAATATCTTTTAAGATATCATCTTTCAGGCAAGCTATCTTTATTGCGCATGCTTCTACTCTTGATTGTTCTGCTGATGAACTTTGAACTTTCGCATCAGACAATGTTGATGTTACTTTCTTTGAAAGTGCATCTAACTTTTCTAGTTCCTCAAAGTTTTCTTCAATCAGAATATCAAGCGTCCTGATCTCTTTTAAATATTCTTCAGCTTTCACTATCTTTACCACTCCTTTCCTAAAATGCTTTTCTCTGAACACAACCCATTCTGCGTTCCCAATTTTTATTCTTTTTTTCTATCTCATTCCAACGAATAATGTTTCCGTTATCATCATAGAAAGAAACAAATGTTTTTTTAGGTTCAAGTCCTTTTTCTTCTCTCAAAGTGTGATTTGTTCTCTTAACAAGTTCTTTAATCACATAGCAACTTGCAACAGGCGAATCTGAAATCATTGCAGTAGCAAGAGTTCTTTTACAATTTGTACATTTCCAAGTGATAATTCGCCACACTTGTTCTTTCAGTACCTGTTCAATATTACAACCACAAGTACAAGGTTCTATGTAATTTGCTTTAAATTGCATTGACACCACCCTTTCTGACTATTTCCATTGCTTTCGCATAGGCTGATATTTCACCTGAATATCCACTTGCCGATACACCACACATTCCCATTACTGCTTCTGCGTGTGCACTTGAACTTTCATACAGCTTGTCTTCCAACTCTGCCACAACCTTGTCCACATCATAGGCTGTTGGTTGACAGTTTATAAACTTTTCAAAAAAGAAACTTGCAACAATTTCATAATGTTCAGGCTTCACATAACCTTCTAACCCTCTACAATCTACTTCTGTTATTTTTTCAGCATCTATCAATCTACCCATCTATTCCACCTGCCTTTACTATTTTTCTTACTATGTGTTCCTGAAGCAATCCTTCATCATAGCTCGCTTCTTCCAACTGCTTAACAACTGCTTCCTTGTCATAGGCAACTGGCTGTTCTTCTACTATTCCAATGACATCATCAAAACTTTCAACAAGTCCTTCTGCCATATCATCTTCAAACTTCTTGATCAATGCACTTCTGCTTATTAAATCACTCATTCTCGTCATCCCCTTTCACTATGTTGATTGCATTGCTCATTGCCACAATATAACCTTCTGTTCGGTCATAATAAGGTAAAGCCTTAAATGTACACTCTTCTTTTTGTTTCTCTGCTAATTCCAATTCATTTTCCAACTGCTCAACAATCCTATCAATAGGCTTGCGTGTGTTCCATTCTTCAATTGGTTTTTTATAATTATTGCTTAAAGAAGTTTTGCAACTGCATTTTGTACATTTAACCCAATATTCTTTGCCAATCCAATCTCCTTTGCAATATTCTGCTTCTCCCCCACAAAACGGACAAGGCTTTAATTTATAATCCATTCTTAACACCTGCCTTTGCCATTGAATATAAATTGTTTAATTCTTCTGCTCGCTTTTCGCTACTAAACACATCACATATTCTTTCAAACGCAAATCTAAAGGCTTCTGCTTGTCCTCTGTCATATCCACTCTGAAATGCTGTGTCTAACTCTAATTGCATTGTATTATCACTCATTACAAACACCTACTTTCCAAAAATCTCTTTGCATTTGTTGTTAATCCAACTAATATCTTCTGCTGATAAACAAATGATAGTTTCACTTTGCCAATGTCCGTAGTGGCAAGAATGTTTTAGCCACTCGTCTTTTTCTTCTCTCCATTGTGGTTCAAGCATTGGTTCTTTGAATACAAAATGGCAATAGTGGATATCTACACACTTCATCTCTTTGTCAAAACTTACCGATAAGTTTTCATAATCTGTCTTGTATGCATATGTTACATTTCTATCAGATTCACTTATTAATTTGAATTTACTCATTCTTCTTCACTCTCTTTCTGCCATAATATGTAATGTGTACAGATACATCAAAATACTCATTACATATTTTGCATTTAACTTTTGCTACTTTATTCCAACCCTTTATTGCTAATTCTGAAAGATTGTGTTCATAGTGACCATCTTTGTATTCTGCTTTACAGTAAGGGCATTTTGGATATGTAAATTTGCTTTTACTCATTCTGCACCTTCTTTCAGCAGTTCAGGATTGCCAAAGATGTTACCGATAACTTTAATTTCTCTTTCTTCTGCCCAAAAGAATAAATCCATTCTTAAAGCCCTATCAGCTTTCCATGTAATTCTAAATTCTGCTTTATCCCATATAACAGTTCCAATTGGTTCAGTATTCTCATTAGTGATATACTTGATAATATCATTTTCCCAAATCTTATTTCCGTTCTTGTCGGTAAGTCCTGTGTATTGACAGATGGTGTCTGGTCTTACTTCGAAAGCAAAAGGCTGTCCTGCTTTATTAGATATGTACCACTTGTTATCCTTATGTGCTAATAAACCTTGTACCCATTCTCCATTACAAGTTTTCGCTTTGAATAATATTTCACGCATCTTATCGCTCCTTCCCAACTCCGTTTAAATGTTCACAGTAAATGCAAGTAAAAACTTTCTTCTTGCTGAACACCTCATTACCACAACATTCGCATATGCGATTAAATAAGTCTTTTTTAAATTTCTTTTTCTTTTTCTTCATGCTGCTTACTCCTTTTAATGCGTTGGTATCGTAAAAAGCAATACCATAGTTATTATCAATGCCACTATCATTAAAATTACATCTTGTTTTTTAATATCTTTCATAAGTCACCTCTACTCCTGAAGTTTTTTCTTTAAATCATCAATTCTCTTTTTTAGATCAGGGTTATCATCAACTGACTTCTTGTTTTTGTTTAATAAATCTTTTTCAAGTTTGTCCATATCGTATTCCCTTTGTGGGTAGTTATTGAAGTTGTTCTTTTTCTGTTTATTCATCCAATCAGGAACAACTTCCTTTCTGCCACTACCCTTTTTCTGATTATTCTGATTTTTCAAAGGGAAGATACCTTGCCAGCCATTTATAATGGATTGATTAAGAATCTCTATCTGAACATTTACATCAGGTGAAAGTTTATTTAAGTTAGTAATCATTAACTTAATGGCTCTATCTGTCATTGGCTTTTTCATAGACTTTCTATGTTCCACAAAAGCAATAATGGTTTCATTAAGTGCCGGATTGTCAGCATATAATATATTATTTTTATTATTATCATTATTTACATTATTGTTTGTGTTTTTTTGTGGTTTTTTTGTGGTTTTTTTGTGGTCTTTTTGTGGTTTTTTTTTTGTTTTT